TAGGATCACTGTCGTTATAGCATGCTAATGCAGTCATATTTTCACAATTAAAACTTTCTAAAACACTTGTTTGTCCATCATCAGTACTATCGGCAGAATTATTTGATGTATCCGCAGGTAATTGTGGTGGTATTGTGGTTAATGTTGACCCCCCTTCTTGTGGTAAATAGTACCCAAATTTTTCATTTTGATGTAAGGCGTATGAATTATTACCTACGGTTTGTGTTTTATCAGATGTTGGTAATCTGTCAGACCTAAACACTAACTTATTGTTATTTGTTATTGTAATTGGTGCTATTGTACCCATCACATGGTAAGCTGGAGAATATACTCTGGCATGCTTGTTTGCTGTTTCAAATTGACTTTGGTACCCCGGTGTTGTAGATGGACCATAAACCCAGTAACACTGAAATAAATTATGATTAGAAACTGTAAACGAACCACCATCCACTCTACCTACTGATGTAGCATCATAATCCCCAACCCCGTTTCTTATTCTGACAGTATTACCTCCACTGGTATTTAAATCTAAATTGTTTGGCGATGAAAACCAATTACTCATAGCGACACCACCATGAAGTAAAGACATAGTAGATTTATCTGTTGCAACATAGTAATACGGTACTGTGGTAGTTACAGAACTAAATGCCGTAGCGTCAACATTAAAATTAAAAGGTGTGTGATATAGATATTGATCGGTATTATTTGTGACTAAGTTATGTTTTCTTGGTGTTCTAAAATCTTGAGACCACGTACCTCCCCCATTTGGCTGTATTGGAATGTTAAGATGATATTCTCCCTCAACTATAATATCTCCAATATTTCTACCAAATAAAATAGACAAATCATACTGAATTGTTTGTTTATCTGTGTATGGGTCAACTCCTCTTGTTAAAAATAAAACTTCTTGATTTGCGTAATCATTATACCAAACTATTGAATTATTATTACTTGTAACTGTATTGTATTGTTTATTCTTTAAAAGGTATTTATTTATTAACCCTTTAGTCCCAACAGTATTTTGTGCATCAGTAATAGTCATTCCAGTTAAAACTTGGAAATACTCTAAACCTGTTTTATATTTATACTCCTTTTCGCTTGTGGTTGAAATAACTTTTATTTGTTTAGTAGTTTGTATTCCGTTATCTTGAACATAAGTAACAGGGACATCATATCCTGATGCTGATAAGTTTGTAGAACCTGTGATTGTATTTGTATTAAACTGATTTGCTATTGTTAATCCACTTATGTTATTATCTAAAATACTATCAGGGTTATTAAATGTTAAAAGTTTACCAATTAAATTATCTTTTGTTCCAGCATCAACTAATAAGACTAAACAAATATCCTCATAATAGTTTAGAGTGGAATTTGCAATTGCCGGGTTTGGTATTACTTTTATTTTATTTTGTGCCGAATTTAAACCAGAATTATCAAAATATCTAGGTCTAATATTTGCTAAATTCATTGATTGAGCCAAAGCCAAACCATCACCCATTTTTCTCATGACAGGTTCACCGTCAGTAGTACTCTCAAGATAATTAACTTTGTAGTGTATACCTGGTGTATCTTCACCTGCCACAAATTTTTTAGTACTATTATAGTATGTTGAAAAATCGTCAGTAGATTGATCGAAAGGGTAACATCCTTGAAAATTAGGTGTCCATGGGTCTTGCGAACCTAAATCCAATAAAAATGATTGATTAGCATCAAGTACTGTTTGATTTGTTTGTTGATTGACTCCTTGAGTACTCGGTGGTAATACCGCTTCTTCACATGGGCAAGTTTCGCAATCGGGAAAACTTAACATAGGAAGAGATACTTTTTTAAATGGGTTACCTTCTAAAGGTTGTATTGTTTCTTTTTTACACTCTATACTATTTGAAAACCATGAAACTACCACACATATACCGTAGACTATCGTATTTACTAACCATATAATTAAATTAATAATAAATTGTAGTATCGGCCATATTAAAGCCAAAATATGTAATAATAAAAATAAGGTATAAACAATTGGCGTTAAAATTATTAATGTTATAGAAAATATAAAAACTAAAAAATCAAAGTTTTTACTTCCGTCATTTACAGGAAATCTATTTATTTTAGATGTACAAGTTCTATCGGTTATTTCTTTAATACCTAAATGTCTATCTCTATTATACCCCCATTTCCATCTATCTAAAAAATTAGAAATAGTATATACTTTATTATAATTAAACTCATAGAAAGTATCCTCACAATTTATAGCCGCTTGTGGATCCGCATAGTCGTTCCAATCTAAACTAAATGCATATGATTTTAATTGTAAATCCATCTGTGATGGTGTAAAAAATGATGGACCATTTACAGGGTTAGGACTCCAACCATACTCTCTAATGTTTGGTACCAAATAGTCAGCCCTCATTATATCGTTTTGCATACCATCTTCATTTTGGTACTGTATTCTAAATCTATACTTACCTTTTGTTGGTATCCCTACTTTTGGGTCGTTTGAAATAACCTCTTCTCCAAATTCATTTGTAGTTACGTAGTCCATGTTCATTGGTAACTCAGTTAACCAAACTCCTTCATCGTCAATAATATTCCCACCGTCTGGTAGATTAAACTGTTCTAATATTGGATTACCATTAACGTCATAATCTATTGTCTGTCTTAACGCTAATATTTTTGCAGGTGCAGTGACTAAATCACATAATTTACCTGTTGTTTTTTTTGGTTTACAATTACTTTTTAAAAAATCCTCTTCTCCTGTAGAGAATATAGACCCCATAAAAATTGCCTGTGGTTTGATTTCAATACCATAATCTCTCATATCAAAATCAACTCTAGTTATTCCTACATTACAGATGTCTTCTTCCCCCCAAAATGATGCAACATCAATATCTTTTTGAGCGTTTATTATCTGAGGTAATGATGATAAGTCATTAGAAGATTTGAATAAAGGACCATTAAATTGACTGGCAACACCTAATCCCATTCTTATCATATCTGAAGGTCTTAAAGAAAAACACCCAATATTAGATAAATCTAAATCCATTATGATTGTTTGCATACCCAGCGGTACACCAACAATCATAAAATCACCACTATCATTTGTTTTTACAGTATACTTGTAATATTTTTCATATACCTCTAAAACTTCTTTTCTTGTCAAGATATCTTCTCTATCGGGAAATGTGCCTGTTGGGGTGTGTCCTCCGTATTCTTTTACATATGGTAAAAGATTATACCTATATCCATCTTCATTTTTTTGATCGGGTCTTTTATATGGGTATAATGTTGATATAACGGGATCATCTTCATCCATAGACGCCAATGGTACAAAAATAGATATGTTTACGTTTGGTAATCCATACCCGCCATTTGTGATTACTCTACCAGCAACTACACCAAAATCGGCACAAAATCTAGTATAGACATCTTCCTGTCTAAGTTTTAGTGATAGAATTTCTAAAAAATCAAAATCTTGATTGATGTTTATTCTAACGTTTTTATCAGTTCCAATATCTGTTTTTATTCTATAACTTTTTTGCATCCGATTTTTTTAATAAATAGTTATTTTAGTACTTTTCAAAAAAGTAACACTAAACAAATTAAAATAAATAAATTAAGAAAAGTCGACAGCTTTAAAAGTTTTAGTTCTAACTTTTATATCAGCATTATCATATCTTACTTGATACGCTTGGTCTGGTTCAGCAAAAATTGTATCGTCAATTAACTGTATTTCTCTTGTTATTGGATCTTTATATTTTTGTGAAGTTTCAGAAGAAGAATAGTTACCTCCAACTTTATTAAATACTTTTATTTCAGGGACACTTAAAACTCCCCCTAAGTTTTGTATTCTTTTTCTAATCTCTGAAACATTAACACTACCACCTAAATCTCTATTATTTGGGTTCATATAATCAGACACTTGTTCTATGATAGTTGATACTATTTCGTTTTGATTCCTATCTGATTCTAATACTGTTGATATTTCAAATTCTAAATCAATAACTTTAGCACTATCTATAACAATATAGTCGTTAACCATTCTATACTTAGACAAGTAAGTTGCCAAGTTTGTTTTTAAATTGTTTGAAGCCACTTGTGTTAATTTACCTCCACTTTCATATGATAGTATTTGTACAACAATTTTATTATCTTTTTCGGTTATAGAAACTTTACCAGGAGCACCATATCTACCAGGCATAGTTTCAATTATTGATTTATAATCATTAACCGTAACCGCCCTTTTTTGTGCCGCAAAATTAAACGATACCATATTTCTAACTTCTTCCGTTGTTGGTGGATTAGCACCACCTATTGCTGCGGTAACGTTTCTTAATGTTAAGGATTGTTGTACATTTTTTGTTACAGTCGGATTTGGTCCATTTATTGCAAAGTCTATTGTACCAACTTGATTTATCACTCCTACACCGACATTTGTAGACGCACCTCCACCAACTCGATATTGTACAAATAATGTTGTGTTTGGTTTTACTGTTAATCCTAAACCTATATTATTTTGATAATCAGCCAAATTTAAAGGTACTCCTACATTTGTAAATTGTTCTAATTGTTCATTTGGTGTTGTTGTGCCGGCACCAAATTGAACTTTTAAATAACCTTCAGGAGTATATTCGGTTATAAACCTATTATCTGTTTCTATATATTTTCCACCTCTTACTCCATTAGCATCTACAGGTTTAGTTGGGTCATCAACAAAAACGGTATCTTCAGCCAAAGCATCTACTTCATACCATCTTCCGTTTTCACTTTGGAAATCTGAAAAGGGTGGGGTTCCTTGAAATGAGCTACCTTCTTTTTGTATTATACTAGTAACTCCAAGAACATTTTTTTCAGGTAAGAAAAAACTAAAAAATGGAATAACATCTGAAGGATTTATTACTATTTTAAAAACTTTTGTTGTTCCATTTACAACAACCTCTCTTTTTGTAATAACATAATTTATAATTTTATTATTAGCATCAAAAGTAGGTATTTTAGTTCTATTCACATATCCCTGTTCATTATACTGTGTTGAAAAATCAATATCGTACTGGTTTTCAAATGAATTACCAGCACCAAAAAATTGAGATCCCGCCTTTATCTTACCTAAATATCTAATATCTTCAGAATCACCAAAAGCAGGTACTTGGATTGAAAAGTCCACTACAGCAACAGAAGGACGATATCCAGGGATTTTTAAACCATACGTTCTTGCAATATTATATATTGAAGATTTTTGTTGTGCATATTGTAATACTGTTTCTTGTAAGCTCCTATCTATATGGTAATGTAGATTATCTGCAATACCGGCATTTAAATCCATTAATACAGAAAAAACTGAAGCGTCATTAAAATTTTGTATTAGTTCAGGGTAGTAATTTTGCACATAATTAAGTAGTTCGTCTCTTAAACCAACAAAATCTCTCTGTGTATATGATATTTTTCTATCAGCCATTATATATTAATTATAACAAATTGTTTAGAACCAAATGGGTCATTATCTATTGAATATTCTATTTTTAGTTTAGCAGTATATTCCTCTGTATTTTTTCCAGGTAATCTATAAATACCTACATCTTTAAGTTCTTCATCTGAATTTATTGTTTCAAACTGTTGGTAAAGAGTTCCTTCAGAAACATATTCTTTTGGGTTAAAAATTATTTTATTCTCTGATTGTTGTTTTTCTGTTAAAAGAACGTAAGGTGTTAGTGTTATACTTATGATATTTAAATCGGGTATAAACTCATCACATGCCTGTTGTATGTCTTCTTTAATAGCATCAAAAGTTATCCCGTCAAGTGGATCAAAAATAAATTCATACAGTCTAGTACCAAAATTTGGTAGCATGTATCTACTACCCCTTCTTGTTAATATTAAATGTAGTAAACTAGATCTTATTTCTTGATCCTTATCTCTAGATAAAGATAGGTACTTACCAAATGAACTTTGTCTAAATGGAAAATTTATACCATAAGTTTCGTTATTAGCCATATTATATAAATATAATGTTATGGATTTTCTAATAAATAGATATAAAATAAAAAATCACGATTTATTGTCGGGATTTTTGTAAATCATTATTTCCTTTTTCGTGTTTTGGTTCATATGGACAATGTAAACATCTATTACCACAACAACTTCCTCTCCGTTTGTGATACTCTTCCGTCATTACCATTCTACCATTTTTATCATAGTAAAAATCTGTAGGAAGGAGTTTAGGTTTCATAAACTCCTTCACAT